AGCCCGCAGGCCTGAGCGCTGACCTCCCGCGCGAGGTAGACTTGATGTGTACACAGCCTTGCGTATTAAGCCCTACCAGACTCTCCACATGCTACTGATCTAAGGAGTGCAGCCTCAGATGCCTTCAGGGAGGGACAGAAAGAACTACGCTGCCAAGCGTGTCAATGGCAAGAACACAGAGGTCACTGATCGCTACCAAGCGCTCCTAGATGGCACAATCAAGATAGAGGACCTCGAGACAGACGAGCTCATCCAAGGCAAGCTGTTCAACAAGAACGGCGACTTCCGTGGACGTCCGCCTCTAATGATTCCAAGGACTATGCACAATGCCATTGTTCGTGAGCTAGTCCACCGCACCGAGTCCGGCTTGTTTGCAGACTACGACCACATGTACGAAGTCCTAGTCGGAGTTGCCACTAATGAGCGCGTCAATGCGCAAGCTCGTGTCCAGGCGGCCATCTACGTGATTGAGCGGATCTCCGGTAAGATCCCGGACAAGACCGAGATGTCGCTTGAGGTACGCAAGTTCGAGCAGATGGTGGAGGAGGGCAAGCTCATGATAGACCTTGGCGAGCTCCCCGCATTGACCTCGCAGGCGCATGAGGTTGTTGTGGATGCCGAGGTTGTAGAAGAGAAGCCGACGCCTCCCCCGCGTGTCAAGCGCAGGAGGAGCCCGCGTGCCCAATGAGAATGCATCCGTCAAGTGCTTTGTCAAGCGTGACGTGCATGTGCGGTACGTGAACTGGTGCTCGCAGCGCGGAGTGTCAGTGAATGCCTGGACCAAGGCATTGGTATTGGTAACTGTAGGTGACATAGACGCGAGTGCACTGGACCTCAGTCCGCGTGAGCTGGAAGATCTGGTACGAGGGCGATGAGGTACACAGTGCAGGGGAACAACAGGGATCCGTACGCCGGAGTTCCGGAGCCCCAATGGACAGAGCAAGGCTCGGACAAGATACCTGGGCCGCACTTGAGTTTGCAGTGGATGGCCTTGTGCGTTGCGCTGCTCATGGGCTTGGGCGCACTTGGCTTCGTGCTATACCAGTGGGTGTTCCGATGAGGCCGGTGAAGGCTCGGGTGGGCAACTACATCTACGAGATTGCCTGGCAGGAGGGACGCCTGGATGACGACGCAGGACATAGCTCATTTGGAGTTCACGACCCGGTAGCCCTACGCATTACCATTCGCTCGGACAGCAATGAGGCCGTCCAGAGACAGACGCTTCTGCACGAGCTGTTGCACGCCTGCTGGTACGCCTCTGCCGGCCATGCCATTGCGCAGGCGTTCGCCGATGATGGACTGCGCAAGGACGTAGACATGGAGGAGATCTTTGTGCAGTGTATCGAGGGTCCGCTCCATGGCGTGCTCACCAACAATCCCAAGCTCCTTGGCTGGCTCACGGACAGGGAAGTAGACTGAGTTCGGCGTCTCGAGTCCTCTGGACGCTCCGCTCCGCCTGTGTACCCTGCGCATAGGCGGAGCGGTCAGCGTTGCGGTAGACTTCTCCCATGGGTCAGAGAGCGTATCGGCGCAACAGCCGTGGACAGTTCGCAGGCTCTGGTGGGCACGTGACAATGGGCCGAGCCGGAGGCTTTGCCAATGCTGGACATAGGGCCAACGTTGCCAATCAGCGAGCTCGCTCTCTCCAGCGCAGGGCTCTTGTTCGCAAGGGCGTCAAGGTGGCTGTAGGCATTGGGGCCGCAGCTGCAGTAGCCGCGATAGCAACGAGGAGTTTGTAATGGCTGCACCCCCGATTGGATATGTGCCTGTCACGACCCGTGGCGGCGTCACTCCGCAGTCCGTGAAGATGGGCGAGGTCTCCCCTCCTGGAACCCTCACGACCATCACGTCCAACAACCCCACGGACTACAACACCATCCGCAACACGATGTACCCGCAGGACTTTGGAGAGCGCACCGCGAACTTCCCCGTGGGCGCCGACCAGTCCAAGCCCGACGGTGGGTACTGATGTCGGCCATGACCGCCAAGGCGGTGATCTCCTCTGTGTCCGAGCCGTCAGACGGCCAGCAGGCCATCACGATGACTGCAGACTACGCAGACGGGGCGAACAAGGAGTGGGCCAAGTACACGCCCGGTCTGTCTGTGTCCATGACCGTCCTGGAGGAGATCGTTCAGCACGTCAACCTGCGTCCCGGTGCCAAGGTCACGATCAAGTTCAAGGTCGAGGAGGAGCCGTCCCCGGTGGCTGGAGAGAAGCTCCAGGAATGATCAGAGCCAAGAAGCGGAACTCCCTGAAGAAGACTCAGTTCGGTCTTCCAGGGAGCCGCAAGTACCCGGTGGACACCAAGGCCCGAGCCCGCAATGCCAAGGCTCGGGCTGCGCAGATGGTCAAGAAGGGCAAGCTCTCCAAGTCGAGCCAAGCCAAGATCAATGCCAAGGCCAACAAGCGTCTAGCCAAGCCAGGGAAGTGAGCCATGATCATCCTCGGAGTCGTCCTGCTCATCCTCGGACTACTGGTGGCTAGCCTGCACATCCTAGTCTGGATCGGGCTGGTGCTCATCATCGTGGGCCTGGTCCTCTGGTTCGCTCCCATTGGTGGACACACACGGAGGTACTACTGACATGGCACGAGGCAAGCCTAGCAAGGGAACTCCAAAGGACAGGCGTCTCAAGGAGAACAAGCCCAAGCCTCCACGCACAAGCAACAAGCGACGGACGGCCTGACGTGGCCCGACGTCCAATGAGCGCGGCCACCAAGGCCAAGATCGCTGCCGCGCTCAAGGCGTACCACAAGGCCCACCCCAACGCTCGTCCGAGCAAGCAGGCACCCAAGAAGGCCAAGCCCAAGGGTCCACCCAAGCACCACCGCGTCGAGGTGTTCAAGGGCAAGCCCACCACGCCCGGTCACGCCATTGCCTCGGGCACCACAGTCCGCTCTATCCAGAAGCGTCGCTTCGCCAAGAGCAAGAAGCGGTGACATCAACCGTTGAAGGCGATCAGTGCATCTGCGGTATTCGAGTCTGTGGGGTACGCGCCTCACGAGGTTCAGCGCGCTATCCATCAGGCCAAGGCTGACTACCGCTTCCGAGTGACCAACGCAGGGCGACGCACCGGCAAGTCCACGGTGGGAGGGCACGAGCTCACGCTGCACGCCATCGAGTCCTACTATCGCAGGGAGATCCTGGACAAGCACGACCACCGCATGGAGTACTGGATCATCGGCCCGGAGTACACAGATGCTGAGAAGGAGTTCCGCGTCCACTACTCCGACCTGTTGCACCTGCAGATCCCCTTTGACCATCCCGGCACGTACTACGACGTCAATGGCGGGAACATGCACATCTCCCTCTGGGGAGGCAAGTACCAGGTGCACTGCAAGTCCGCCAAGTACCCTACGTCCCTCACTGGTGAGGCGCTGTACGGTGCGATCTTCGCTGAGGCTGCCAAGCTCAAGCCCACGATCTTCACCAAGTACATACGTCCAATGCTTGCTGACCACCGAGGCTGGGGTCTGTTCACGTCCACGCCTGAGGGTCGCAACTGGTTCTACGAGATGTGGCGGCTCGGACAGGGCACCAACCAGGAGTGGTGGTCCATCAAGATGCCGTCCTGGTCCAACCGTATCATCTTCCCCGGTGGCCGCAACGACCCCGAGATCCTGTCCATGTCCATTGGCATGACCGAGGAGAAGTTCAAGCAGGAGATCGGTGCAGAGTTCACGGAGTACGTGGGCCGGGTGTTCAAGAGCTTTGACGAGGAGGTGCACGTAGGGCACTGGAAGTTTGACCCGCGCTGGCCCCTGTACCTCGCAGCCGACTTTGGGTTTACCAATCCGACCGTGATCCTGTTCATCCAGGTGGACATCTGGGACAACGTGTACGTGATCGGTGAGTACTACCAGCGCAACAGGACGGCTGAGGAGGTCGCTCTTGACGTTGCCACAGACATCCGCTTGGGCCCGCTGTTGGAGCTGGCGCAGGTTCTCTACCCAGACCCGGAAGACCCATCCTCGGCGAAGACGCTATCGCAGAAGTGGAAGGTAGTGCTGGGGACCAGGACAGGCGGACGTGTGCAGGACCGCATTGACCTCATCCGGCGCTGGCTCAAGATCCCGCTGCACCTGTTGCACCCGGACGTGACGGACACGTCAGCGCAGCTGCCGAAGCTGTTCTTCGACATGTCCTGCATCAACACCATTCGGGAGATGGCAGACTATCGCTACCCGGAGAACACCACCGAGCTCCAGAACGACCGAGAGAACCCGCTCAAGAAGGACGACCACGCGCCTGAGGCACTGGGCCGGTTCTTCGCAGGGTACTTTGGAGGGACGCTCGAGAAGCACATCGCCCGTCAGAGCACAGCCCGCACCGCGTAGCCACCACGTCCGGTAGACTTCTCACGACCAGGAGGCAGAGCAGATGGCTGACACCGTTCGCGACAACTACAGCACTGCTGAGCCGTACATGGGCACACGTGCAAGCTGGCTTGACACGTTCAGCCAACGACGAGTTGCAGCGTACGACTTCTACGACGACCTGTGTGACAACAACCCGACTGCATTCAAGCTGCTCCTACGTGGCGACGAGTCCAACCCGATCTACGTCCCGACTGCCAAGACGATCGTCAAGACCCTCAGCCGGTATGTGGCCAGAGACCTCGGCTTTGCAGTCAGTGGAGACGCCTCCGCCACTGAGACCGCAGACGCCATCACGGCGTTCGGAGACCTGTTCAAGCGTGAGCGGTTCTTCTCCACGTTCGCCTCCGGCAAGCGCACCGGGCTGCGACGTGGCGACCAGTGCATCTACGTGCTGGCCAACCCGCTCAAGCCGGAGGGCTCCAGGCTTTCCATTCGAGACATGGATCCGCGCACCTACTTCCCGATCGCAGACGAGACCGACCCCAAGCGCACCACGGGTGCGGACATCATCGACCTGGTGATCCTGGAGGGCAACAAGCAGGCCATCCGCCGGCAGCGCTACCTCAGGTCCACCAACCCGCTGCACTCCACCTACCCCGGACCTCCGCCCGCAGTCCCGAGCTACGACGCACCAGTCGAGTATCTCATGGAGATCCTCGAGATGGAGAACTGGCAGACACAGCCCAAGCGGATTGCCACGATCGTTCCACAGGCTCCACTCGCGGCAGGGATTGTGAACCTGCCCATCTACCACATCAAGTACTACGAGGAGGGTGACCTCCCGTTCGGCCGTAGCTGCCTCCAGGGGTTGGAGCGATTGATGCTAGGCATCAACCAGGGTGCTACGGACGAGGATGTGGCGCTGGCGATGGCAGGGCTCGGCCTGTTCCGCAGCTCTGCCACGCCGGTGGACGACAATGGAGATCCTACGGACTGGGTGATTGGTCCTAAGCGTGTTGTGGAGACCGATGATTTCGAGCGGATCTCAGGTGTGCCAAGCGTCGACCCCTCCCAGGCCCATCTGAAGTACCTCAAGGACTCTGCACACGAGGCGACCGGGGTGAACGATGTCGCGTTGGGGAATGTCGACACCTCGGTCGCCGAGTCCGGCATTGCGCTGGCTCTGCGCATGGGCCCGCTCATTGACGAGGCCGAGGAGATCGACCTTGTAGTGAGTGACGTGCTGACGCACCTGTTCTATGACCTCAAGACGTGGCTGTCCGCCTACGAGGGCATCAACCTCGCCGACACTGCCATCGTGGAGCCGTCCTTTGGCCCCAAGCTCCCGCGCGACATGCAGAAGGAGTTCGACCACCTCATGCAGATGTACACGGACGGAGTCGTGTCTCTGGAGTACGTGCACAATACGCTGCGTGAGGAGTTCGGGATGGAGATCCCCAAGAACGAGGTGGCTACCATCCAGGCCGAGTCCGAGGCTGCCGCTGCTGCGGCCGACCCGTTCGGCACCCGGCTCGCTCAGGAGGCAGCAGGGGCTCTGGCAGCCGGTGCAGGCGCTCAGAACGGATCCGCTGTAGACACCTCAGCGCTGGTGTAAGCCATGGCCATCGGCTGGGATGGCTTCATCCTGAGCCGTCTCTTCATCGTGGCGCCCGAGATGTACAACGACACCACGATGCTCAAGCTCGCCTTGCAGATGGGCCTCATTGACGAGCGCGACTACAAGGTCTACCGCAAGATGGTTGGCAAGTTCGGCACCATCAAGCGGCTGCGAGGCAAGTCGCTCGTTGAGCGGATGATGATCCTTGCACCCGAGCTCCTCAGCACCACAACCGTTGACTTCCTCCGACGCTACAACCTGATCTCTCCGGCCGAGGGCCACGTCCTGCGCCTCGCACTGCGAGCCGTGGGCGCGATCATCCCCAAGGGTCCCAAGGACATGAACACCCTTGCACAACGGCTCGTTGCCAGCGCCCAGGAGATCCTGTCCCCGGAGCTCATCTCGCTCATTCGTGCAATTGACCAGGACCACATCGAGCGCAACAAGGTCATTGACCGGGCTGGCAAGGCACGCCTGTCGCACGAGATGGCTGTGTACTACGAGGGGCTCATTCGAGTCTCCATCGATCGCGCAGCCATGTTCAAGGACATCATCGGTATTGCACGTGGCCTGGAGTCTGTCATCCGTGACGCCCGCGAGGTCAACAACATCTGGGATGCAGTTACCGTTGTAGGCGAGGGGGTCCTCAACCCTGAGATGCTGCGCAGGGCAGCCCGTATGGGTGTCATCTCGGAGTCCAGGTACGACATCATCATGGCTCTGAGTGACCTCGGCATGAACGTGTGGCGCAAGTCCCTTGTGGCAAGCCGGCAGGACAGCTTCGAGGCGCGAGCTCTGCTGATCTCCGAGGGCATCCTGTCTCCAGAGATGATCACTGCCCTGCGTGCCGGCGGAGTCATCGATCCGCAGCTCGCTCGGATCCTGTATCCTGCAGCGACCGCCATCCGCGCCATCACCCGAGGCAGCCTCGCCGCTCACATGAAGTCCACGCGTGTCCGAGCCAAGGCCGGTGAGACGCCTATCCAGGCCTACGCACGAGTGTCCCATACCACGGACCAGGCCATCCTGCAGCTGTTGGCCGAGGCTGCGAGGGACGCCCGCAAGGAGGCCAAGATCCTGATGGCCTCCGAGAAGTTCGGGAAGATGTCCAAGGCGAGCCAACAGCGCCTCGTTGAGCGCAGCCTCCATCTGCAGATGAAGTCCCTCATGGAGAACGTTGGACACATGACGATCTTCGGTGAGAAGGAGTCCGCCCGGACGGCTGTCACGTCTATGGCCTTTCTGCAGGACCGTGTCTACGGCAAGTCTGGCGACGACATCCGCCGGATGCTGCGGCGTCAGGCCGAGTCCGGGCTAGACTCCTATGTGTCACGCAGCAGTTCCCGGCAGCGTCTCAGTTATTCCGTGTACAGAAACTGGGCACTCGCGTCAGGGCGAGTGTCTAACGAGATCAACAAGGGGCTGCTGCGTGGCCTCAATGCTACGGACTTAGCCAACAACGTTGCAAAGCTCATTGATCCGAACGTCCCCGGCGGAGTGTCCTACGCAGCCATGCGCCTGTCTAGGACCGAGATCAACAACGCCTTCCACGAGACCTCCATTCGCACCACCATTGACGATCCGTGGGTCAACGGCTACAAGTGGAATCTGTCCGGGTCGCACCCACATCTGGACGTCTGCAATACGATGGCCGACCAGAACCACGACAGCCTTGGCCGTGGCGTCTACAAGAAGGGCAACGTTCCCAACAAGCCTCACCCGCACTGCCTCTGCTACATCACGACCGTTGTCAACTCCAAGGGCACGTTCGAGGCCCAGCTCAAGCGAGGCTCCTACGACAACTACCTCAAGAAGATGCGCAAGCAGGCCGCCGGGTATGGAGACAACGACTACTACGGCCAGAGCCCGGAGAACTCCTGGAGCCGTGAGTTCCTGAACAAGACCGTTCGGGCCGCTGCATTTGCCACGGGCACGGCTGCGGCCTACGGCGGAGGTGCACTGGTCAAGAAGATGGCCGAGGATGGGTTCAGGAATCCATTCGTCCTGCCCCAGCGTTACAAGCGACGGACAGCCCCGCTGACCGACGCAGAGCTCCGGGCTGCCACGATCGGCCCTGACGGCAAGCCTCTGTACCCACAGCACGTCGGAGCGCGCGGTCACCGTGACGACATCCTGGACCCTGACGGGAAGATGATCCCGCGCGGTGACATGCGCATGGAGGATCTGCTGGACCGCGCCGTGCAGCTGGGGTATCTCTCGAGCAACGACTGGATGGAGCTCACCGACCCAGACGAGTACAAGTGGTTCCAGGAGCACATCGAGTTCCCCATGGAGGCCAATGCGCTCTATGGAAACACGACGTACCGGACGTTGAACGCAGCCGGCAGGTATGCCAAGGGCGACCCCAAGAAGTTCAATGCGATGTTCGAGGACTGGGCCGAGTTGCACTCTCTGGGCGGCTGGAACAACTACCTGCGCACGGTGGAGGGCGAGCTCAACAAGGGAGCTATGGACCAGTGGGAGGCTATGCCGATCATCGAGGACCTGGACGCCTTGGTGACAATGGGACAGTTGGACTCCGGCAAGCTCCTCGCCTTTGCGCAGAAGTATGGCTTTGGATACGACGCCGCGACCAACACCGTTGACTACAACCTGATGAAGCTCAATGAGGCCACCTCCATGTTCCTCACGGACACCATTGAGCGCTGGAACGAGTTCGGTCCCATCCACGGCAAGCCCGGATATCAGATGCCGTGGTCGACGGATCCGTCTAAGGTCATGGACTATCTGCACGTCTCCGGGGCCAAGACACAGCAGCCGTGGCAGTTCACCCGCATCTCCGGGCCGGAGTGGATGGGCGGCATCAACGATGAGAATCCGTACGATGCCATTGGCCGTGTCTTCACGGAGCACGGCTACACGGCTACCGAGCACGCCCCCAACTACTACAACGCAGACTACGCTTCGAGCTCGCTCGGTGTTGGCATTGGTACAGAGCACGGACGTGGCGCTCGGTACATTGTCCAGGTGCCCAAGGGTGCTGATATGTTCTATGGAAATGAGGACGAGTTTGAGATCGTTGCATTCCCAGGAGCCAAGTATCAGGTCATCAACGTAACTCCATCCGGCAATGAGAGCTTTGACTGGGACGTGATCGTGCGTATGCTGCTGTGAATGGGGTAGACTTCTGGGCACCAAGGCAATCCCAGGAGGAAACCACACATGAAGAGCACGAGGCTGAGCCTCAGTCAGATCCTTGCATTTGGTCCGATCTATGGAGCAGAGGGCGAGGGT